CGTGGTTAAAACCTTGTCTGGAGCAACAGATCAGTTTATGACAGCAGCTTCAAAAGGAGTTGATGTTGATGAAGAGGCTTTTAAAATACTTGCCGATGCCAGCAAGGGATTTGATGAAATTGCCGCTACTAAGTTTAGTCAAATAGAAGATTTGGTTGGTTCCGTGACAGGAACAAAAGAGTTTATTAACACATCAACATTAAAAGACATATCTAAACGTCTTGAAGGTGAATATGGGGCTTCCATAGCTGCGTCAAGGTCTACGTCAGAATCAGTTAGAGAGAGCGTAGCTGGCGATGTTTCTGCTATTATTAACGGTATTAATAGTCTCGGTAACAAAACAGGTTTCTTACAGCTTTATAATTTACGCAAAGCGTTGAATGATGGGAAGATGGCGACTAACTCCACTACTGGAGTTAGAGAAATACAGAAATCCATTGATGAAATTGACCGAATGCTTGAACCCAAAATGTTAGATTATTATGCGACAGGATCGGCTGGCGCTCTTGATGGTCAGGCGTTAGACACTTTGCAATCAGCGGCTTCTAGTTTAGGAGCAGCTCGTGGGTTTTTTAAAGATGGTCAAACAGCCATTGATAACTTGCAAGATGCAATAAGGATTAAAGATTTAGCTCAACGTGCTAGAGATGGAACTATACCACCAAATGTTGATTTTTTGTCTACCCTTGTTAAAAATGGTAAGCCTGAATCATTAAAAAGAGCAATTAAAGTTGTTGAAGATTTTGGCGGGACTGGACAAGCCGAACAATTGCGCGGGTTAGTTGCAACTCGGTGGTTACAAGAGGCGTTAAAAAGAACAATGCCTGATGGTGTTGACGCAGCTTCCTTTTCTGGCAAATCTTTTGCCAAATCAATTAATGATTTAGGCAAAACTGCTGATGTATTATTTGGCGGTCAAGTTGGACAGGTTCGCGCTTTATCTAAACAAATAGAAAAAGCATCTTCATCAAACATGACAGAAGAAGCTATTCTTAGAGCCGTTCAAGAGGGCGGAGGTGAAGCTGGTGGGGTTGCAGGAATACTAAGATCTGTAAAAGAACAGCAAGACGCTTTAAATCAATTCACAACTGACAGAACATTAAGAAAATTATCTTCTGGCAATATGACTGCAATTGAAGCGGCAGAGTATGTTGCAAGCCCTAAGTCACAACCAGAAACAATTCGATCTGTTTTAAATATGTTAAGACAGCGAGGAGATGATGAGGCTTTAGATAAGGTTCAATCTTTTTACATGAATAATGTTCTTAAAGATTTTGGTGCAGATACCTTTGTTGATGGAAATTCAATTAAAACATTTGCAAAGAACTTCAATGAAGCTGGCAAGAGCGGAAAATTTAGAATAATTTTTGGTCAACAAATGGGTAAGGACATGGAAAAGTTTGGTCGTGTTCTTGCCGTTAACGCTAAAACAGCACAAGGCGGCGATCTTGTGGCTGCCAACATTGCTGCCAGTCCGTTAAATAATCTTGGCAAAATATTTAAATATGGTTTGTTTACAAGATTTTTAACTTCGGCTCCGTATTATAAACAAGTCCTTAACCAGTATGAAGCTCTTTCAGGAACCTTGCCGCCAAAGAAAAAATCAGAAATTCTTGGCAAAATAATGAGTCAATTGTTTGTACAAACACCTGGACAACTTACACAAGAGGCTGTCAATGAGGGAAACAGACAAATTAATGCGTTAATGGATAACACTCAAGTTGGTCAACAATTGTCCGCAATCCAAAACCAGATGAATCAGCCAAACGCAGCATCTAGTCTTGGAGGGGTAAACGTGACACAACCAACAGCCCCAGCAGGAACCAGTACAATTCGACAACAGGCAGCGGCTAACCCCGGTGTAGCTCAAGCCTTGGGCATTAGAGGCCCAACGGCAGGTCTGTTAGGAACAGGAAACCCATAAGATGAACAAAGATAGATTACGCGAAGAAATAGCCGAGGATGAGGGCTGCAAATACGAGGTGTATTTGGATCATTTAGCACTGCCAACCTGTGGTGTGGGTCACTTGATCACTGAGCATGACGAAGAATATGGCAAACCAGTCGGCACTGTTGTTGAGCAGGAACGAGTTAGAAACTTATTTTCTTTAGACATTGCTGTAACGATTGACGAGTGCAAAGTATTGTACCCAGACTTTGATGACTTTGACGAAGAGCTACAACATATATTGTGCAACATGATGTTCAATATGGGTCGGCCTCGACTGTCAAAATTCGTTGGTATGAAAGCTGGAGTTGATGCTCGTGATTTCAACGAAGCAGCCGACCAGATGGTAGATTCCAGGTGGTACACGCAAGTCCCCAACCGAGCTAGACGTTTGGTAGATCGGATGAGGGCGCTTGCTGACTAACTGTTTTGTGGTTTGATATTTGTAATTTGCATACGTTGCAGATTGCTATGTCTTTACTATAGTCCACTGCGCTTCTGCACTTAGGGCATTGCCCTGCTTCTATAAGCCTCTGCATTTGGCCTTTTTCATTCATGCGGCTGAACCTATGCCAGCGTTCACTTCATTAGGGTAACGCTCTTTATAGGCATCAAAAACAAGCTTTGAAATTTGTTGTGATACTTTGCGGTGGTCTTCTGTAGACAGCTTCACAAGCTTTTTATGTGTGGCAAGGTCTACAGCAACTGACTTGTATTGTTTCGTATCAGTCATTATAATACTCCCATGAATTAACAACTATGGGCATATATTAGCATGTATAACTACAAACGCAAAGCGAACAAATTCGGTGCAAAGAAAACAACCTTTATGGGCATTAAGTTTGACTCCAAGTGGGAAGCAGAGCGATGGGGTGAGTTAACTTCTATGGAAAAGGCTGGTTATATAACAGACTTGCAGAGGCAAATCCCATACGAAATTGTGGTTAACGATCAAAAAATTTGTAAATATATAGCTGACTTTAAATATAATAAGGTAGATGATTACGGTAGCCTTGAAGAAGTTGTTGAGGATGCAAAGGGCGTGGAAACCGCTGAATTTAAACTCAAAAAGAAACTCATGAAAGCCGTTCATGGAGTTGAGATTTACCTGTCAAAGAAAAATAATAACAATTTTCTCAAAATCCCCTTGACTTGAAAAGATTGCATGCTTATCTTCCAGTTATGTTTAGCGACATTAAGTGAAGGAGAAAGCAATGAACGCTATTAATCTGCATAATGATCTGACTGCTTTGTTTGACAAGCGTGAAGATCTCAAATCAAAAATTGATGATCTGCAAAAAGAATTGAAGATCGTTAATAACTCCCTCAAAGATCAGTTTGAAGAGACTGCCAAGATGCAACTTGCTCAAGACGGCAAGGATTTTGGTCAGACTACAATGAACAATGGTGACTTCAAAGTTACTGTTGATTTCCGCAAACGTGTGATTTGGGATGAGAATATTCTGTTGCGCGTTTTGAACTCTTTGGATGAAGACACTGCAAAGCATTTGGCTACGGTCAAATACAGCGTAGCTGAAGCAAAGTTTCAGAATGCTACACCAGATCTGAAAGCAGCATTATCAGAGGCTCGTACTGTAGAGTTACAAGGTGTGTCTGTAGACATGAAAAGAAGGGAGGAAGGTTAATGCTAAAAATAATTAGCGCAGAAGAAAGGCTTGCCGAAAAACGTGGTCACAAGATTGTGATTGGCGGCAAGTCAGGAGTGGGGAAGACTTCACTGGTGCGTACCTTGGACATGAGCAAGACATTGTTCATGGACTTGGAAGCCGGTGATGCCGCCATCGAAGGGTGTAAGGTTGATGTAATCAGGCCGCGTACTTGGCAGGAGTGCAGAGACTTTGCATGCTTCCTTGGTGGGGGCAACCCTGCATTGAGTGAGGACTCACCATACTCAATGGCGCACTATGAGTATGTGTGTCAGACATATGGCGATCCAGATACTCTGTTAAGCAAATACGATACAGTCTTTATTGACAGTATTACTGTAGCTGGTCGGCTTTGCTTTTCGCATAATCAAAATTCACCAGAAGCTAGATCAGATCGAACAGGCAAGCTTGACACTCGTGCAGTGTACGGCGCTCAAGGCCGTGAGATGATGGCATGGTTAACACACCTTCAACATATCCGTGAGAAGAACGTGATCTTTGTAGGCATCCTTGATGAAAAGACGGATGACTATGGACGTATCACTTACGACTTGCAGATTGAGGGTGCAAAGACTGGGCGTGAGTTGCCCGGAATTGTGGACGAATTAATCACAATGACAACACTCACCGCTGATGATGGCACGTTATTTAGAGCCTTTGTCTGCGACACACTAAACCAGTGGGGCTACCCTGCTAAAGATAGAAGCGGCAGACTTGACGCTGTTGAAGAGCCGCATCTTGGTAAGTTGCTTGAAAAAATGTCTGGTCCAAGGCCAGAGGCAATGAACTTTGTAAATCCAAAAACGGTCAATAATAAAGAAGAGGAAAACGTAAATGCTTGACCTAAACAACGTACCACCAATGGAAGGTGGAAGTGGAGACTTTGAACTTATGCCTGATGGAACTGTAGTAAGCGGTATTATTAAGCTGACTGGCGGTGACATGGAAATCCCTGAGTATGGTGCTGGCACCTACTTTAAGTCTTCTCAGACAACAAGCGCAAAATGGTTGCCGATTGAAATGACTATTGTCGGTGGCAGCTTTGACAAGCGCAAGGTCTGGCAGAACATTTTTGTTGATGGCGATGCCAAGGACGAGAATGGTATGTCAAAAGCTAAGAAGATCGGCTTGAATACTATCAAGCAGATGGTTGATAGTGGTTTTGGTATCTCACCAAAAGATGAGAGTGAAGACGCTAGGGCAAAACGTGCGTCTATCCAAGGCATCCATATGATTAATGGCATGACGATCTCCTGCACTTTGGGTATTGAGAAAGGTCGTGATGGTTATCCTGATCGTAATAAGATCAAGACAGTCTTGACACCAGACTCTCCAAATTATATCCAGAGTACAGGACAGGCTGCACCTGTCGCGCAAGCGCCAGTTGCACAAGCACCAGTGGCTCAACCCCAACAAACTGTACAATCGGGGGTGGCACCATCATGGGCGCGTTAGAGACACTGTGGCAATTTATTAGCGGCAAACCTTCACAGGTCGCTAAATCCAGTACGGGGGGCGCTGGAGCCGTAAAGCCCCCCATTCTCGACACTAAGTTTGAAGATGGTGTTCCACCATATACAACTCATTCTGTTGATGATGTTCCTAGCTTTTGTCGGAAAAGTTTTAAAATGATTTCTCGTAAGAAGGGAGCAACAATTGACGAAATACACACGGTTGTCGGTAAAAAAAGGGACTCTATTTATAATCATGTCTACATGATTAAGCAGTCTGGTTATAATGTTGTGAAGACTTACGAGAAATCGTCAGGCACTCACAGATATAGACTAGGCT